ATGGCACAAGAAAGTAAATACTCATACGACGAGGAAAGCGTGAAGGCTATCGTCCATTGGGCTTTGACAGCCCCACTTCCCAAGGAGGTGACATTAAGCGAATCGGAACATATACTTGACACCTCCATGTACGTCCATGCCAACATCTGTGACATCAACCAGCACTATCCGGACCCGTTCTACAATCCGGCGATTGACCGGTTATATCGGTTGAAGGAACATATTGGCGAATAATTAGTGAAATCAGCAAGAGAGAAGCGTTAATGAGCGTTTCTCTTTTTCATTTACCATATTTTTTGTAACTTTGTAATGCGTATGATGTTGTACGTTACCAATCCTGACGAAAAGACATGGGAAAATCCTTAACTGTTAAGCAAGAAAACTTCTGCAATTATTACATTGAAAGCGGTAATGCTTCCGAGCCTATCGTCGTGCTTATTCGTGTGAGAACATGAAAGATGAGACGGTCAATAGAAAAGCTATAGAACTGATGAACAACGGCATGGTTACGGCAAGGGTTAAGGTATTGCAAGAGGAACAAAAAGAGAAGTCTGACATAACTAAAGAGCGTATTTTGCAAGAATTATCTGGCATTGCATTCTCTACCATAGCTGATATGCACAATACTTGGATTGAACGCAAGGAATTTGACCTGCTTTCCAAGAAAGAAAAATCCGCAATAAAAAGTATATCAACTAAGACTCTTAAAAAGAATATTGGTACAAGAGATGAACCAGAAATAGTGGACGTTGAATATGTGAAGATAGAACTATACGATAAGATTAAGGCTATTGAACGAATTTGTAAAATGCTTGGGTTCGATGCCGCCTCGGAGATAAATGTCAATACTCCCAAACCCATGAGTGTGGAGGAAGCCAAACTACTTATTAAAGGATTATGATTGATGGTAACACATATCTCAGGGCATTCTGCCTATCCGGTACACTCAATTATACAAGGTTCTTTTTCAAGAGTAAAACCGGAAGAAGATTTGTCGTGAACAGGCACCATGAGGTAATATGCAATGCGCTTGACAATGTTATTGCTGGAAAGATAAAGAAACTGATAATCAATATAGCTCCGCGTTATGGGAAGACTGAACTTGCTGTAAAGAACTTCATATCCGAGGGGCTTGCCATAAACCCGGCTTCCAAATTTATACATCTTTCATATTCTGATGACCTTGCTCATGACAATTCCGAAGAGATAAGGGATATTGTCAAATCCGAGGACTACCGCAAATTGTTTCCTTACGTCCAGATAAAGGATGGTTCCGATAGTAAAAAGAAATGGGTAACCACATCAGGAGGAGGAGTATATGCAGTATCTACCGGTGGACAGATAACCGGATTTGGTGCCGGAGAGGTTGATGATATAGGAGACGAAATAGAAGGAATTTCCGTTACTGGGAAATTTGCCGGTGCCGTGGTCATTGATGACCCTATAAAACCGGAAGACGCTCTTTCCGACTTGAAAAGGGAGAAGGTTAACCAGCGTTTTGAAACTACCATCCGTAACCGTGTGAACAGTAGGAATACGCCTATTATTATTATAATGCAGCGTCTTCATGAGAATGATTTGTGCGGCTATCTAATGAAGACCGAACCGGGAGAGTGGACTGTAGTTTCTTTGCCGGTCATTGAATATGATAAGGATGGAAGAGAGATACCTCTCTGGAAATTTAAGCATGAATTAAATGAACTGAATAACCTTCGTAGAATAAATCCTTTCGTGTTCGAAACACAATACATGCAGAACCCTAAGCCGATGGAGGGGCTTATGTATGGCAAGTTTAAAACATACAAGGAAATTCCATATACCAATAGGGCTATACGAAAGAACTATACAGATACCGCTGACACTGGGGAGGATAATCTGTGCTCCATAAACTATATAGACACGGAAATAGGGAACTTTATATTGGATATTGCTTACACCAGCGCTTCTATGGAAGTGACAGAGCCTATGGTAGCTACTATGTTGGCGAAAGATAATATAATCATATCCAACATTGAAAGCAATAATGGCGGCAGGGGATTTGCCCGGAATGTGGAATCACAGTCCCGGATAATGGGAAACAACACTACGGAGATAAGATGGTTCCATCAGTCGGGAAACAAGGAAGTGCGTATATTCACACGCGCGGCAGAAGTCATGAACCTTACTTACATGCCGGAAGGATGGGAGACCTTGTACCCTGAGTTTTATGCGGAGATAAGCGGTTTCAGAAAAAAGGAAGAATGCTCACGATGATGGTGCGGACTGTCTTACCGGCTGCGTTGAGAAGCGTGGAGAATTTGACTATGAAAGTTATGATGATATAGATATATACGGGATGAACAGCATTGTGGAGATACACCCTATAATAAACGGGAAATTCGCCTATGTGAAAGCGTATGTTGTGGACGGAACGGTTTATATAGCGGAGGCATATATCGGAAATGCCCTGCCATTGGATGATGTTTCCGCTGTGGTAAAGAATGCAGAAGTGAACATCGAGACTCCCAATACGATGCTGCATTATGTTAGGGATTATCGCGCTTCCATCGGGGAAGTGTGGGCAAGGCAGGAAAGGGGAAGCAAGTTTCCGTATATTGAATCATTCAAGGCTTTGGTTGCGAAATTCAAGTTTAAACGTTCTGCGGACATGGAAGGCTTTATGCGAAATCTTATGGACTATGACGGCAAGGACGTGTATGAGGCAATGTATGTCCTTTGCTGTATTGCGGATAGAGTAAAAAGGAAGGGATTATTAAAAATAGAACATTGATTTCTGTATTACCCCCGTGATTTTTTGTATAATATTTGAATGGAGTATTCATTGCCAGTAATGCGGATGGTGAGGAATCTTAATTAACCTTGAAGCCTTTTTTATATTTTATTTGGAATGTTATTTGGAATAATTCTAAATAATATGTATATTTGCATCCGTAGGGTCACTTACAAGCGTATGAAGTTGTACGCAACCGTATCATAGGACTAAATCACTAATATATGGGAGTGGCCGCATTTATGTGCTGTCACTCCTGCTTTGTATATGGGCATATTTAATCAATTCTGGAAGCCAAAGGAAAGAAAAGCAATTCCAATGCGAGAGAATGTAAACCGCGTGGAAAGGGATGCTGAAGGAAATTACTGGTTCCTTTCAGACTTGTTCGGCCATCACACCAAATGGAAGGCTTATTATGACATGACCGATGACAAGGAAAAGGCAGAGGCGCTTTCCGCTTGTACGCCATTCTTCACTGTAGTGGACAAGATAGGTTCCATGATGTCAAGAGGCGTTCCTTATGTGGTGGATAAGAATGGCAATGAGAAAAGGTCCTATGCTGACATCCGCAATATATTGGATACCCCTAATCCATTACAAACATTCTCCTCATTTGTAAAGCAGATAGAAATCTGCCTTAAGGTGTTCGGGTATTGTCCTATAGCCCTTGTAAGAACCGGAAAGGAAAGTGTGCCAAAGGCTATGTGGATTGTTCCTCCTGAACTGTTCCATATTGTCGGTACCGGAAAGGTATTCCGGCAGTTTGAACTTTCGGAAATTGTTTCAGAGGTTTATATTGATTGGGGAGGAAAACGTCTGAAATTAGAGGATTACGAATATCTTATCATATATGACAGTAATATTCGTATATCCGATGGAATATCTGATATCTTATTCGATTCCGTCTCAGACAGCTTATCCCAACCTATATCCAATTGGGTGGCTTCCATGTCGGCAAGCCATACGCTTCTGGTCAACGGGGGGCCAAAAGGGGTATTGTATAATGACTATACAGACCAGATGGGCAATATGGCTCTTACTTCAGAGGACGAGAAGGAGATAAAGGACAGGTTCAAGAGGGACTACGGTCTTGTAAACAAGGAATACCCGATATTGGTTACACGTCAAAAACTTGGATGGCTGGCGCTTGATTTTGATGCCAATCAGTTGAAGCTTCACGAAGAAGACAAGCGGTGTACAGATAAGATAGCCAATGCAATGGGAATCAACGCCAACCTATTTACAGATGCCAAGTACGACAATCTGGAAAGTGCCGGTAAGAAGGCATACCAGGATGTGATAATTCCCGACAGCATAAAGATAGCTGGATGTCTTACGCGAGCGATATGCCCCGAGGGTGTATTCATAAAGATAGACTTTACGGATGTCGAATGTCTTCAGAACAACAAGGAGACGGAAGCCAATACTCTTGTCAAGGTTGCCGACGCATTACAGAGGTTGCTTGAAAAGTCCTTGATTACTCATGACGAGGCGCGTATTGAAGTGGCTAGATATATAGAAATTGACCCGGAAAATCCGAAAGGAGAATTTTCAAGTCCTTCTGCTGTACCGGATGGAGAAAACAATAGTTAATGAAAATGAATATGGGAACGGAGATTAATAAATACAAAGGCAGGATGGGAATGCAACATAAGGTGTTCTCCATCAATTCAAAGGAAGCCCAATATGATTCTGAAAGCCGTACAATCAGCGGATATGCTGCAGTGTTTGGTAATAGGGATAAGGTTGGAGACGTTTTGCTGAAAGGGTGTTTTTCCAAGAGCATACAGGAACGTGGTCCACAAAGCAGTGCCAACGATAAGATATTGCTCTTATGGATGCACGACATGAGTGAGCCTATCGGGACGATTACTGAACTCCGCGAAGACGAAAAAGGGCTTTATTTTGAAGCCCGTGTAGATGAAATAGATATTGGCGATAGGGCTATCAAACAACTGGAATCAGGTACTCTCAACCAATTTTCTATAGGTTACAGCTATGTTTGGGAAAAGTGCGGATACAATGAGACTGGTACAGATTTTCTTGTAGGCGAAGTAAAGCTGTATGAAGTTTCCGTAGTATCTATCGGATGTAACGGAGAGACAGAATATCTTGGCCTTAAATCTATGGAAGAGTACGACAATGTCTATAAGAGCCTCAATGAAGAAATTGCATTGCTATGCAAAAACATGAGCGTTCTCAAGCAACAACGTTTTCAAAATATAATATCCAAAGCAATGTCACTTGCTTCTTTCAGGCCGGAGCATGCCTTTGATGCTCCGACTGCAGGAAAGGGAGCCGACAATGACGGAGGTAGTGAGGAAAAAGAATTGTATAAACTTTTAAAATTAAAATCGGTATGAAATTAGGATTTATGGAGCTTCTGGATACGTCCGGTTTGCCTGAAGAAAGCAAAAAATTCTTCGAGGCTATGGACGAAAAAATGGGAACTGCTCTCGAGGAGCAAGTGAAAGGTTTCCTTATGAATGAAGTGAAATTGGATGAGTTGCGCAAATCCATCAAGGATGCTGCAGATTCTATCAATGAAATCAAGGGCAAGGAATTTCCTGGTATTGACAAAAAGACTTTTGATGAAAAGGTCAATGAGTTGGAGAATACCATTCTACGTGTAAAGGCGGCTACTGAAATCAGTGGAAATGGAGAAATAAAGGTTAAATCCGTTTATGACCAACTCTACGAGCAGTTGAAGGGGTATATTACGACGGACAAGAAAGGGGTTTCAACCCTTGACCTCAAAGAGGCATGTAAAGCCGCTCCTGGGAACAAACTGGAGGTCAATCTTGTGTTGGATAAAAAAGGAACTGCTGCAACTATTGCATCCGGTACCTTGGCTCCTCACTATGGGGTTGAAATTGACCCAAATTTGTCGGTCAATCCCAGAGCGCAGACAGTCATAAGGAATTATGCAAACGTGTCCAGCACGAATAGCCGTTCCCTGATTTACGCTGAATATGTGAGCAAGGACGGTGATGCCGCATGGGTTCCGGAAGGAGGACTTAAACCTCTTATGGATGCTACATTGGCAGAAAAGACTGTGACCGCTGCAAAAATAGCCATTGCCGCAAAATTCACAGAAGAAACATTGACGGATTTCCCCAGCTTCGTTAATGAAGTTCAAAGCGAAATGATAAACAAGCTTGGAATCAAGGAGGAGCAAGGTATTCTGGACGGAAAAGGGTCTGACGGAGAAATCAAGGGTGTAGCCGCAGACATGCCGGCATTCTCATTGACAGGTTTCAATGTAGAGAAAGCAAACATGTTTGATGCTCTCGTTGCCTCATATTCACAGATTGTCTCTGCAAGCGAAATGGCTTATCGCCCGAACCTTGTGTTGATGAACCCGTTGGATTATGCGGCAATGCAGTTGACCAAGGATACAAACGGCCAGTATCTCCGTCCTTTCCGATATGGAGATGAACTGATTCAAGGGTTGCGTATAGAGACTACTACTGCTGTAGAGCAGGGAGACTTTATTATGGGAGACTTTTCGTATCTGAATATACGTGACCTTTGGGCATTGTCAATGTCCGTCGGTTGGGAAAATGACGATTTCCGTAAGAATATCGTTACCGTATTGGCTGAAAAACGATTGATGTGTTACATCAAGTCACAGTATAAGACTGCATTCGTGAAAGATAAGTTTGCTACGGTAATTGAAGGGATAACTCCGGCTGAACCGGGTGTAGGTGGATAAACGATAAATATAATATGACTATGGGAAAAGAATATAAAATGAATTTGACCAAGCGTTACGAAGTGACGTTTGTAAAGGATGGGACACAATACAAGTCCGGCGATAAAGTATCAGTAGGAATGCCTCTTGCAAGCAGATTTTATGCAGAAGGAAAGATTGAAGTATCAAGTGAACTGCTGAATGACGCCAAGGCATTAGGTTGCGAAGAACTTTTCACCAAACGTAAAAGGAAAGAGACTGTATGATAATTGACTGCACATATTTCACTGGGTTATTGAGTGTCGGGATAGGTCCCGACACTGGAGCTCCTTCTGTAACCAGAGAAGCGGAAAAGGACCGGATAAACACTTATATTGATATATATGAAATTGAATATCTGAATAATATTCTTGGTGATGATGTGTGCAGTGAATTTGTCTCCTATCTTGAATCTCATAAAGATAGTGTTGAAAAATGGGAAAAGTTGTACGCTTTGTTATCAGAGAAGTATAGCCCTATAGCGTGCTATGTGTTCTTTAAATACATATCAGAAGGAAACTATAGTGTGACAAGTGTAGGGACGGTGACTTCTTCGGATGAGGATGCAGTTTCCCCTATGGTGTTGCAGATAAGAGCTTGGAATGATATGGTGAATATGAACAAAAGGTCTATGAGCTGCTTCAATCCGTAGAATACAAAGGTGTTTGCTTTAATCCTTGCATGTTACGTAAGATAAACATTATGGGAATATGAAATCAGTAAACAAGATTTTTGAAGATGTGGTTAGGCGTGTTGCCGTCAAATACGGAAAGAATGTTTCGTACTTGTTTGGAGATTGGTCATACATAAGCAACCAGCTTACAGTCTGGAACCAGTCGCCCAAAACCAGTCCATTGAAATTCCCTATAGTTTGTCTGTATTCTCCTTTGTGGAGGATAGGACAGAAGCAGAGACAAGGGCATCCCTTGATTTTATCATTATGGTAAACACCCTGAAAACCTACACGAATGAAGAGAGGGAAAAGACTTCGTTTGAGCAGGTGCTTCGCCCTATTTATCAACTTTTCATTGATGAAATAAGGAAGGATTCTTCCATTAAAAGCAATTATAATGGGATAATTCCTCATTCTTATTCAGAAAACTACCGGTATGGGCGTGTTGGTGTGATAGGGGAAGACGGAAAGCCTTTCCATGATTTTATCGACGCTATCGAAATTAAAGAAATGAATCTAACTTTTAAAGAAACAAAGTGCTATGGCAACAGATTATAGAAAATGTCCGGGACTTGCAACGTTTAATACGGGTAATTCCGTTTGTGTGCTTGACCCGGGAAAGATAAAGCCATTATATTGACCATTCACGGTCATAAATTGCCGAGAGAGAAGACTGCGGAAGCTATTGAGGCCGCTTGTCATGCCGACAGACCGGACCGGATATTCCCTATCAAGACGATTGTGGAATATGCGCCTTCCGGTGGAGAGGCTCAAACGTCAGCAACCGGTTATGGACCGACGAAGGTGACAAGTTATTCAGCTAAAAATGACGTATGGACCTTGCAGGATTATGATGCCAGTTTGAAAGCCAATCTGATGGCTGCAAAGAACGTGGCATTCGATGCCTATTTTGTGGACGAGAACAATATCGTCTATGGAATGAACGATGGTACTGATGAACTTGCCGGAATACCATTGTCCGGTGTATATCCCGGAGGCCAGGATTGGGACTCTTCTGGAACGGAAGCAAATCTTACGGTTGCCACGATGTTCAAGGATTACGAGAAGTATATCAAAAATGCCGATGTTTCAGCCTATGACTTTGATGTGGTTGAAGCATTAAAGGGACTTGTATATGTGGACTTGAAATCTGCGGAATCAGGGAAATATAAGCTGGTTGAACATTTTGGCAAGCTTGACATTACGGAATATTACGGAGCTCTGTTACAGACAAATGCGGAAACAGCCCTTCCGGACGCTTCTGGTGTATCTTATGCTGACGGCGTCATATCCGCTACGGGTACGGTAAAACTTGCAAAGCCTTCTGTTTTGCAGGGTGTGGGTATAACTGGAATTGAGTCCTGGTCATGAAAGTGGAAGGCGTTACTTTTAATGAAAGCTTGTACGTAAGATGAAAAAGAAGGAGTTTGTTGATATACATAAAAAGGTCTTTTTCCTTGACCGTACTGCCGAGGATAGGGAAAGTCTGCTTTCTGATATATATGACAGGATATGTGATGCCACCCCTCGCATCAGGAATGTGGATTCTGTTTTGTAATATGTTTGTTAGGGGCGTTCATTCGCCCCTAAATTGTTATTAGGTATGGCTAGTATAATAGAGGCTGAGAGAAACTTTGATGAGCTTGTGGCAGGATTTGAGCCCATGATACGTGATATAATGGCTGCCCAGAAAAAAGAGGTGCAGGTATATATCACGGAGCAATTGTATTCCGGTATAAACGGCAATGACAAGCCTTTGCGCCCGACTTACTTGAATGACCCTTATTTCAAAAACAAGGAATCCGGTAGTTGGTATAAGAATGCCCGTGGCTATATGATATGGAAAAAGGGGATAACACCTCCGTATGCCTCTTCGTGGCTTGGAATTCCCAGACGTTCTCCGGAAACTCCGAATCTGATAATCAGAGGCGATTTTCATAATTCTATTACAGCGGTACCATTTGATAAAGGTCTTAGGATAGAAAGTGTAGGAGTCAGCTTCAGCGGAGACATAGAGCGCAAGTACGGGCAGGCGATATATAAGGTAGGGTCTTATGCTAGGAAGCATTTTATCGAGAAATATGTGAAAAAAGGCATTGCCAATTATTTCAGAAGTTCGGTGTGGAATGAGCTGTATGTGTGAAAACCGGAAGAGGATGGAGGACATTGGGCGAATGAGGTCTCTTGCGAAAAAAGCCGCCATGATGGAGGGAAAGGTTTACGTTCTCTATGAGAATGACGGTATATTCGGCTTTGTTCCAGAAGGAGTTGAATATAAAGGTGCATTTATTGAATATGTGTGGTTTATATAAAAAAATCATTTGCATTTAATTTATTTACAATTTAGAATTTTTCTAAATAATAATTATCTTTGTAATAGCGTGTAAAGTTGCACGCAACCCAAATCAGTACGTTATGGCGAATGAATTTAAGATTACCGATGTAGTAGATGACAAAGCATTTACTCAACTTGGAAAATTGAAAACGGAATTAAAGGAAACTACTACCCTTTATTCAAGTCTTGTAGTGAACATTGCAAGAGCATCTAAATCCAATCCAAAGACTTTTGATGAATTATCCGACAAGGCAAGCAACTTTAAATCGTCGGTAGATAAATTAAATTCTACACAAGAGAAGATGAATTTAATACAGGCAAGGCAATTGGCAATACTGCGCCAAGTGTCCCAGCAGCTTAATTCCATGTCTTCCTTGTCTAAATTGAATGTCCTCTTTGAACAGTTTACCAAGAATGTGAAGAATGCGAACGATATGCTGCAATCTCTTTCTTCCACCTCCAACAATGTTGCCGCATCGCAGGATAATGCGGCAAAAAGCACCCAGAATGCGAGCAATACTATAAATCAAGCCTCAGTGCAGTTGCAGACTGCGAATGTCAATTATTCAACTATTATTGATACTATACAAGGATACGACAGTGTTGTAACCAAATTGACGGCAGACACTATTGCCAATAAGGAGGAGATGAATAAGATAATCTCCGACATTAATAAGCTGCTAAAGAATATCGCCAGGGTAAAATGTCTCTTACTGAATACACAGAACAAGCGGCTTTACTAAAACAACGCCATATTGAACTTATGGCACAAAACCAGCAGAACACAGCTTTGATAAAAAATCATTCTAATGCAATTATCAGTGCATCCGGCAGTTATTATGAGATGAATGCTGCCATGTTGGAGCTACAGAAGCGGTATAAGGCATTGTCTGAGGAACAAAGAAACAGCCCGATGGGAGAGAGCTTGATAAAACAAGCCAATGCTTTGAATGACAAGTTGAAGGAGATAGATGCCAAATTTGGAAATTACCAACGCAATGTGGGTAATTATGCGTCTTCGTGGAACGGGTTAAATGTGCAGACCCAACAGCTTATTCGCGAGCTCCCTTCATTAACAATGAGTTTTAATCAGTTTTTCTTAGCCATCTCCAACAACTTGCCCATGTTTGCGGACGAACTTAAGCGTGCCACTGATGAATTTAAGCGCATGAAAGCTGAAGGACAAACAGCGGTGCCGGTTTGGAAGCAATTGCTTGGAAGTCTATTCTCATGGCAATCAGCATTAGTAATTGGTATTACACTATTGTCTGCCTATGGTGATGAAATCATTGATTGGGTTACAAGTCTGTTTAAAGGTGAAGAGGAGGTGAAGAATCTTGTAAATCAGGAAAAGCAATTGGCTGATGCGAGAAATAAAGGGATGTCTAATAGTGTAAAGGAAAGGACTGAATTGGCATTACTTTACAAAGCTACTCAAGATGTATCCCGCTCAATGAAGGAGAGAAATGTTGCAGCGGATGAATTGCAAAGTAAATATCCTGCTTACTTTGAAAATATGTCAAACGAGGAGATTCTTGCGGGAAAGGGGGCAAAGGCATATAAAGAGTTGACCAATTCACTTATCGCTTCTGCACAAGCAAGAGCCATAGAGGATAAGATGGTGGAAAATAGCAGTAAGATGTTAGAATTGGACAATCAAAGAATAGGAGCGTTAGTCAAGCAGGTACAAGAACAACGAATTTTAGATGCTGCAATAAAAGCCCGTGAAAAGGGATATGATTATACTGTTAATGGAGTAGCTATATCTATTGCCGCACAAGAAAAACGTGTTTCAGATGCCGCCAAATCTGCGGCATCTTATGCTGAACAAATTGAAAATTTGAACAAGGCTAATGAAAGTCTTGTAAGTAAAATAAATGTAAATGCTCTTTTGGATAATGACAAGAAAACGTATGAAGAGACCAAAAAGAAAACGGAAGAGTATGCTGAATATATCAAGAAAATTACGGAAGACTTGGAAAAGTCCCGTATAGATATTATTGCTGATGGGAGAAAGAGGGAGATAGCTGAGGTTGAGAAAGAATACAATGACCGTAATCAAGGCAATAAAGGGAAATTCCGAAAAGGAGATAGAGCTTCGGACAATCTTGAAGGCCTTAAAGGGAAGGCCATAGCAGAAATAAATGATAAATATGATAAAGAACTGATTGAGATAGAGAAAAACAATCTTGAAAATCGTTTGGAATCTTTTGGGGAAAATTCGGAAAGAGAGTTGAATGAGCGTCTGAACATACAACTGAAACTTAACGATATGATGCGTGATGCAGAGATTAAGGATGCGGAAAAGAATGGCGAGGATGTGTCTGCTATAATTGACAAGTATGGGAAGCGCCAGAATGATATTGTTATGCGGAATCTTGAGAGCAGATTCGGGTTGATAGAGGATTATACAGACAAAATGATTGACAGACAAGGAACTGCTTCAATAGAGGAATAATAATGCCCTTAAAAAGCAGTATTCGAAAGGGGAGATAAGCCGTGAAGATTACGAAAAAAAGGCTTATGAGATAGGTGCCAAATATGCAAAGGCTCGCCTACAGACGATGATAAAGGAGGTTCAGGCAGAAATGGCTCTCCTCGACCCCGATAGTGATAAGTATGCGGATTTGGAGGACCGGCTGGCTAACCTTCAGTCCCAGATTGATGGAATAGACCTTGATACGGCGATAGATAAAAGCGAGAAGGCGAAAGACAAGTTTAAGGAAGCGTTGTCTGACATGAATAGCGCTGCGAGGGATGCATTAGGAGATACTGCCGGTATATTCGAGGGGCTATCAGACATTATGAAAGATGTGGCAGAAGATGGTAAACTCAGTTTTGAGAATCTGGCAAAAAGTGTCATGAAAATAATGGATGGTATAACATCTCTTATGTCTGATGTGTACGATGCGAAAATAGAAAAGATAGAGGAGGAGCAGGATGCCAATGATGAAGCCTACGATAGGGAGATAGAGCGTATTGAATCATTGCAGGAAAGAGGAGCCATCTCTACAGAGGTCGCGGAAGCCCGAAAACGCGCAGCCGAGGATAAGACAAGGTTGAAAGAGGAGGAGCTGGCAAAGAAAAAAGCTGCCCTTCAGGAGAAACAAGCTAAGTGGGATAAGCTAATTCAATAATACAAGCGGGAATAGCTACCGCATTGGCTGTTACTAAAGCGTTGCCGAATTTGATTTTAGCGGCAATTGTTGGGGCAATGGGAGCGGCGCAGATTGCATTATAGCATCTCAGCAAATCCCTAAATATGCAAAAGGTATAAAGGACCATCCCGGCGGTCTTGCCATAGTCGGTGACGGTGGGAAGAAGGAAGGTATCATTACAGATAATGGATTATTTGTCACTCCCGACAAGCCTACTCTTGTTGATTTGCCGAGACATTCCCAGGTAATTCCCGACCTTTCGTTCATATATGATAGGAAAGGGCTTGGTTCTGATTTCCTATTGCTTGAGCAGCAAAAGAAAAACATGGCAGATAGAGGCATTGTGGTTAATGTTGACAATGATTATAGCCGACTGGAGAAGAAGATGGAAGGTAATACCAGACAGTTGCAGAATATCAATAAACTGATGAAAAAGGCCAATAGGAATGCTGAATATAATTGGATTTTAAACAGAGTGTAATGCTATGATGTATACAGAGCTTGATAAGATGCCCTTATCCCGGTTCATAGATGTTTTCTTGGGAGATATGGATAAGGTTGTGATAAGGGGCAGGTACAGTCAAGAGGAGAAAGTAAAAGCCTCCGAAAAGCTGTGCAATGAGTATTTGTCTATAATAGGGGGGAAGTCTGTTGTTTCGCATATAAACAAGCGTAATGAGGTACTGAAGATACACATGCGTATGTGCTGTCTTGAAAGCGCTTCCCGGTTTATTGTGATGGGAGAGTGGGATGAGGTTCGAAATATAATGGCTGCTTTGGGATATTCGTTCAAAAGTGGTGAACACGACAGAATGCGTACCCGTATTGAAAGCGTTATGGCTTCTGACAAATACCGCATTGCCAAGTTGCAGGAGCTTTCCGATAACTCAATAAGTGCTAAAATGGACCGTGAATATTTTACTCGTGAAAGGGTTTCGGTAATGTCTCATGTAAAAATGCACATCGACGAGAATACTTTTTCGGCAAAGGAATATGCATATCTGGTGAGAAACATGTGCGAGGAGATAGACGCAATGATACGTTCAACTAAAAAGAAGTAGCTATGTATTACAAGTGTGAACTGGTGGTAGGAGGGTACTCTTACAATGTGACAGACAATCTGGTGAACTGGGATGATGTGGAAATGTCATTCAAGCGAAATGATTATGATGGGGTGGTAAGGAGTTTCTCTACCAAGTTCCAGTTTTCCAATGGGGCTTATTCTCTTCTTGTGAGCGAGTATCTTAGGAACTATCTAAATTCGTCCGCTTCCGTTATCTTTTATACCCGCAACAATTCATGGTTATGGAACGAGAGATTCAGGTGTGCGCTTGATTTTTCCACTTTTACGGACAACGGCACTACTTGCGAGATTAATGCGGTCGATGACAGTCTTGCAAGCATCATAAAGGCAAAGAAGGGAACGCAATATGAATATCCGGTATCGGAAATAAAGGAAAATGCGCAGTTGAATTATGACCGGATACAGATGACAAGTAAGATTGAGTGGATTCCCACTGGTACTACGGATGATGACGGGAATATGTCGAATACATTTAAGCACAATTCTAGTTTTGAAGGAGGAACGGGATTCGGTTTTCCGCTTTATATTAAAGGTACACCGGAAATTGCAGTAAAGAATATTATAGAAGTATATGATGATGAAATTGGAGAAGGTGTGGATGATGGCATTAGAAGCACCGGTATGTTCTTTAAAAATATAAGCAATCATGGAATAAAAGTTAATATCAGACTTTATTTGGAATTCTCGGCTTCCCTTCAAAAATCAGCCCAAGTCAATATGCGTTTAGACCAGCAAGGGACTGTTACGGATTTCTTAAAACATGCTCCTATTACAGATGGGAAAAATATTTGGGATTTTTCCGTAGACGGTTATTTGGTTTTTGGCAATGGCGGTTTTTTGAGATTACAATTGGTTACCACTTACAACGGGGTTACTATTACACAAACACCGGAAGAAGCTTCAGCCAGCTATATGACAATTGATTTTGTCGAACGTGATAATTCGATAAATATAGATGTTGTTCGTCCCTCTACTGTCCTTAACCGCCTATTGTCTTCCATGACCGGCAGTGCGGATGTGGTAGGAGAAATTGCTTCCGGAGTTGATGAGCGTCTTGACAATACAATCATTTTGCCGGCAGAAAGTATACGTGGGCTTGAAAATGCAAAATTGTATACTTCATATACGAAATTTTCCAACTGGATGAAAGCTGAATTCGGTTTTGTACCGGTAATTGGTGGGAACAAGGTTTCATTTGTCCACCGTGATAGTCTGTTCCAGGACAAGGAAATAAAGAATCTGGGTTCCCGGTCTACGGACTTTGAATATTCGGTGAACTCATCATTGATTTACTCCAGATTGAAAGTCGGTTATGACAAGCAGGACTACGACAGTGTAAACGGTCGTGATGAATTCCGTTTTGGCGTTGAATATACTACTGGAACGACACTTACCGACAACACTATGGAGCTTGTCAGTCCATATCGTGCAGATGTATATGGAATTGAGTTTCTTGCGGCTAAACGAGGAGAAGATACAACGGACAGCGACAGTGACAATGATGTATTCATGGTGGGTGCTTCCCTTGACGGTTCTTCGCAGAGGTTTGTTCTTATTCGTGGGGGAAAATATGCCATTTCCGGGGTAATATCCTCTGAAACAATGTTCAATGTGATGTACGCGCAAAAGTACATGATAGAGGCGAACAGAAAGTTTATAGGCTCTTTTTCCTCATTGCTTGATTTCGCTTCTTCTGAGGGAAACAGTAATGTGGTGATAGAGGGCATGAAAGGGACTGATGACATTGAAATTCCGGAGAGATACTTTACGGTGGGGGAATTGTCTGTTAAGACAAGTGATTTGGATGTTCCCGAAGACCTGACTGGATATATAGCCCTGCAAAAGAACGGTAGAACATACAAGGGGTATATAAAGAGTTCGAGCTATAATTATGGAAAGCCTGAAGCTGTCAAGTATTCATTGATTGTAAAAAACATAGAATAAAACTGTTTGTTATTTGGAATAATTCTAAATAATATATATATTTGCATACCGCAAGTGATGTTGCTTGCCACTCATTAAAGGACGAAAAGACATGGTGAAGATAGGAGACGTATGCCCTCTGTTCTTTAATCCTATAAAGGACAAATTTGGGATTGATATTGATTACATCCAGAAATTCCATTCTTCTGACAAGATTCATATTCAGGTATTTTCTACCGGTTCTGAATCCGTGTCTGCAAATCTCAACAACCTTTCTAAAAGCACTTCTTCTGAAATAGCTTTTTCCATTTACGAGCATAACGATTCTGTAACAATGCACTATGCCGTAATTACTAGTCTTGAAGATTCTGTCTATTCTGTTACGATAAATGGAACCACATCGGAGCCGTTTATCGTATGCTCTTCTGATTCTCTTCTTGAGGAAACAACTTTGATACGCTATTCCCATAAGGACAATAATTCTGCATTTGACAATATATTTTGGATTGATGACCAGCAACAAGTATTTGAATTTAGAGTAGAGGCCGGCTTTAAGCCCAACGGATACAATGCCCATGTCGAAAATGAGCAATACCGTAATCAAATGCAAGAGATAGAGGAGTTGTATTCCATTCCTTATGACAGCTTTATACTGACGGTAGGAAACTCCGTGGGAGTTCCTTATTGGTTTGGAAGGCATCTCAACCGGATACTCTGCCTTTCTATGGTTGAAATTGATGGAGCCAAATATGTCCGTTCCGAAGATTCTGTCCCCGAATTATCACAAATTATGGAAGATAGCCAGCTATTTCAGATAAACATGACACTGGAATTGCAGGAAAATGATATTGCAGGAGTAGGGGGAGCTCCGGAAACTGCGTCTTCATCTTCTGTTGTCGGATTCTTCATTGAAAATCCCACTGACGGTCAGATGCTTCAGTACCAAGATTCCAAATCTGCTTTTGTTAACGTAACTACAGTAGAGGTATGACAAGGAAGAGGGTAAATAAGATATTATGGCATGGCAATGACCTGAATGAAGACGGGTCTGCAAAAGCACCGTCTGTTGCATCTTATGCAGGCGCTCTTGATGGGCTTAATCCTGGTGAACTGTATATATGTGATGCGGATGGGGCTCCTACTTTATTTATGGTAACGGACGGTGGAAGGGTTGTACCCATTGGAGGGGTAAATTCAGAAGAGTTGAAAAAGCTTTTCCTCAGCAAGACCACCAACGACCGCACCCCATTCAAGCTGGAAGTCGGCGACAAGCTGACCGCGGAGAAGGGGATTCAGATAAGCAAGAACTTCGTTTCCGGCATTATCGGAGGAAGCGGAGGCTCCATCTATCTGGACGAGAACGGGAAGGTTGTTATCGAGACGGACAAGGCTGTATTCCGTGAGGAGATGATAACTCCAAAAATAACCTTCAACTGTATAGACGTTATATCGGGTGACAAAGCCAATACGTTCGCCTTCGGAACATTCAAGGATGTGGACACGGAGAGCCGCATTGCTACTCTTGACCTTCTGGATAACCAGTGGGGAACGTCCCATGTAAGCGATATATGCAGGGGTATCTTCCATAACATAGGTGGAAGTAACACCGAAAAGGATACGATTGGCGCAAACGGTTCATCGAATATTCCGGATACGCAACGTCCTATTTCACCCCGACGAGAATATTGGAGAACGAAGCGGGAAACATGAAATTCGAGTATGAGCTGCAGGTGGGTACGAATATTCATCCGATGCCGGGCATGAACTTCTTCGCATACGGTAATTTCAAAGACAAGGACCGCCAGGCTATCACCTACGAAAACCGTTACTATACACGCCGTCTGGCTCACGTCAACACTTGGGTGATAGACCCCGAGGTTAACGTCATGATGCAGACCGGTGACCTTAGTGCCTTTCCATAGGCGGCATGGACTTCTCCGGTTATTCGTTCTACGGCAAGAATGTGTACATCTCCGGCACGATAGAGCGCTTGAAGCCCAACGGCACCCCAGCCAAGGACTTGAGCTATGAGGGCGTTTGGGAATCCGGCAGAAAGTATGACTACTACGACAGCGTGACCCATGACGGAAGCACATGGGCCTGCATGAACAAGGACGGTTCGTCAGCCGAGCCGGGCACGAACAATGACTGGCAGAAGATTGCCTCCAAGGGCGACAAGGGTGACCCCGGAGAATCGGCAGTGTTCGCAGACCTCACAAACGAGATGGATAACGTCGCCCTTACCAATGACGGCAAGGTTTATCAGGACACGTCGATAAGCACAGTTGTATGGATGAGCTACGGCAGCAAGAAGATGACCCTTACCGGCATAACCTGCACGCTCCCTGCCAACGTCACCGAGACGCACGACGTTTCCACCGGAGAGATAACTTTCAGCGTCAAGCAGGGCGTGGCTCTGGACGGCAGGAACCCGATACCCGTCGCGTTGACCGCCACCTACAACGGCAAAACCTACACCGGGCAGCTCACGTTTACCCTGGCAGGTGTCAAAGGTGGTGCCGATGCCGTTCTGTACCGGCTTGTCCCGAGCGTGTCCGCTGTGATAAAGGATGCCAATGGTAATCTCAATGTAACTTCCGTATCGTGTACACGGTTGAAGTCTTCGGTTTCCGGAGGCACGGCCGAGACCGGGACGGGCGAACTTAAATACTCCCTTGACGGTGGAGCCGAAGTCTCAATCGGGAACAATGCCGGAGTACCGGTATCAAGCTTCCAGAAGAGCATCAAGTTCATATTCTACGTGGACGGTACAGTAGTGGACGTGGAGACAATACCTCTTGTGGTGGACGGTAAGGATGGTGCTCAAGGCCCTCAAGGTGTTCCCGGTCCTGCCGGAGCTGACGGGAAAACCCTATACACATGGATAAAATATGCGGATGACGCGCAAGGTGGAGGTATAAGTAACAATCCTACCGGAAAGGCATATATAGGTTTCGCTTACAATAAGGAGACCGCTACGGAAAGCAATAACCCCTCCGACTATACGTGGAGCGATATAAAGGGGAAGATGGTATACCGGGTGCTGCCGGTGCCGACGGAAAGACCTATTACACATGGGTTGCCTATTCGGACAATGCGGACGGAACGGGCATGTACCAACAGCCTAAAGATACGACTAAATATATCGGTATAGCAGTCAACAATGAGACCGCTACGGAAAGTAACAATCCTTCTGACTATACATGGTCAAAATTTAAGGGGGAAGACGGACAGAGCGTGTCTTCGCTCGGCAGATGGCATACCGGGCTTATCGTGCCCAAACTGGGAATCGTCACTATGGGAGGGAGCACCTTCTGCGCGAAGAAGGAGACCGCCAATCCACCGTTATGGACCACCACGACCAGTGACGGCAGGCGCATTACCCAGACGCAGGACGGAGGAAGGACTTACGGTTATATTCTGTCCGGTGAATCAAATACGGAGGAATACGACCTGCTTGTCCAGAGCGGAAAGGACGGAAGCGACGGTACCGATTACGAAAGAGTGTTTATCCATACCACGAAGGAAAGCCGCCCTTCCACTCCAGCGACTTCACAGACTGATGATTATATCCCTTCCGGCTGGCATGATGACCCCATTGGCGTTTCCGAATCACTGCCTTTTGAATGGATAAGCGAGAGGGAGAAGAGAAACGGCATATGGAGTAATTTCAGCACACCTGCTCTGGGCTAAATACGGGTTTGACGGCATTGATGGCGCAGAAGGTGTGGCTGGTACGAGTATTGTATGGAAAGGTGATTTCTCGTCTGCCCCTTCCTCTCCTCAGAACGGCTGGGCGTACAAGAATACGACCGACAAGAAGTCGTATGTATATCAAGACGGTCAGTGGTATCAAATGACCATTGACGGAATTGACGGAAAGAACGGAAAGGACGGACTGAGCATCGTATGGAAAGGCGACCTGCAGTCTCCACCTTCCAATCCTCAAATCAACTGGGCATATAGGGACACCAATAACGGTCGTGTATACATATGGAACGGGACAGCATGGTCGTTGATGGTCGTTGACGGCTCGGACGGTGCTGACGGTGCAGCCGGTTCGAACGGATTGAGCGTGTTCATAACTTACAATGACAGCACTTCCCAGCCTTCTGTTCCTACGGGAAACGGTACTACCGGAGGCTGGCATACGAATGCTACAAGTGGAGCTATATGGATGTCGCAGAAGGTTGCTTCATCCGCAAGTGATGGGACATGGGGCACGCCAATTAAAATCAAAGGCGATAAGGGGGATAGCATAACCGCTATGGGAAGATGGTATACGGGGCTTATCGTGCCGAAGCAGGGTGTAGTTACCATGGGCGGCTCATCATACATAGCCAAGAAGGAGACCACCAATCCACCACTGTGGACTGTTACAACAAGTTCCGGTCAGCGAATCAAGCAGACGCAGGACGGAGGGAAGACATACGGGTACATACTTTCCGGGGAGATGAATTCCGCGGAGTATGATTTGCTTGCTTCAAAGGGTGAAGACGGAAAACCTGGTGCTGACGGGAAACCCGGAGCTGATGGCAAGCCTGGGGAAAAAGGAGAGCAGGGCATCCAAGGCTGCATCATAAGACATTCCGAATGGGCTGTGGGCGTGACTTACCGCAACGACGAAGCCCTGACAAGCGGCACCCGTTATGTGGATATTGCGATGATAAGGAACAATGCCGCAATCGACGGATGGGATGTCTACAAATGCAACACTACCCATACAAGCTCGGAAAGCAACAAGCCGGGAGTGTCATCGTCCACATGGACCAAGTTAAGCGGTGTAGGTCCTATCTACACGTCCCTCATTATTGCAAAGAACGCGAGTATTGACTTCATGCAGGGAAACCAGCTGCTTATCAAGAAGGATGACGGTACCGTGACAGCAGGTCTTTCCGGTTCCATAGCGGGGAGCAAGGTGCGTATCTGGCTGGTTCCGCGACACCGGACAACGCTCCATTCCAAGTGCTGGAGAGTGGAAAAGTAATCTGCATGAATGCGGAGGTTCATGGCGATATAAATGCTACAAAAGGCATATTTAATAATGTAAATATAAGAGAGTGGCACTATTGCAGGCTTCAAAATTTCTGGTACCAGCATTTCAAGCATAAATGGCGCGTATGACGGTGGTGCCGGAAACAACTCTTATTCCAATTCCAAGTTTTTCTTGCATGCGGATGGATACAGCTCTGCGTTCTTGGGTTTCAGTGCCACTAACAAATGGGTGGGCATCGGGCTGAACTGTATGCCTGCGACTTCCAACATGCAGGTGTTAGGACGTTTTGAGGATACTGGTACGTCAGCCTATACATATAACAAAGCGGGATTGTACATTTCAATAGCAGGGGCTACAACATATGATGACAGCAACGTTCATGGCAATAGTGCACTCTATATTCCCAAAGGACATATTACCGGATTCCGTCGGAGATTCAGAAGGGTTTCCACTTCCACGACACTGACCAATATGGATAGTATCGTAAGGCTGGTTAATACTGCTGAGATAACGGTTACTCTTCCGGCAGGTTGCGAGGATGGGCAGGAGATATGGCTATGTTCTGGAAACGAGAAAAAGGTGAATGTAACAGCTGCGTCAGGAGATACCATAACCGGCAGTGGAGGCAGTTTTGCTTCTAACCGGTGGCACATCTACATATATGATGCGCACAACAGAGATTGGGTTTACGGATATACAAATTGGAACTAATATGAAAACAATCAATTTTGAAAGATTTGAGATTTACACGAATGTGACTATGCAGAACTGCATAACAAGGGACATTCGGGAGGATTTTGCCGATACAATCATGCAGAACCTCAATAGGGCGCGTGGATATGCGCTTATGATGAAGGTGTTCCAAAGCAATGGAGAGACGGAGTTCTCTGACGAGGAAATAGCTCTGATTAAATTCATTGCGGACAATTACGGAAACATCTCCTTGTCAATGTCCATAGACAAGAATATAAAAGAACTGAATAATAATGAAACAAGAAAGGAGGAACAGCAATGATTTTGCAGGCAGACGGAGGCACTACCTTACACAGAGTGAGGATGTGCCCATAGATGAAAGGGTGTTCGGGAATACGGCGTATATCAGCGACCCTTCGGAGGCATCCAAATATCGCCAGGTGTCCGAAGCCGAGAAGGAACGTATGCTCAATGCCGGGACGATATTGGACCCGTCCGACTTGTCGGATGAGTATCTGGACAAGGTGGACACGTTACATGAGATTATCAAGGAGAACATCAACACTGCAGGTCTGACGGTTGAGGAGAGCCTTAAGCATAAGGAGTATTTCCCCAAGTGGGATGAATTAATTGGCAAGACTGAGCCAATCGGATTCATGTTCTCCTACGAAGACGCTTTGTATGAGGTAATTCAAGAGCATGAATTTGCCATCCAGTGGGTGCCGTGTGTGGGTACGGAATCCCTCTACAAGGTTGTCCAGATTGAAGCCTCCGGCACGAAGGAGGACCCGATAGCGTGGAAGCAGGGAATGGAGCTGTTCAATGGCAAGTATTACACCGACAAGGATGTGCTTTACTTGTGCATCCGTGACAGCGGTATGGGAATGTCTTTTGACCTTGCCGACCTGGTGTCCGGTGGTTTTGTGGAAGTGGTCGAGGAATCTTCCGAAGACACTGTTCTATAACAAGGAAACTTGTTCTTTTTCCGGCTTTCCCGATGCCGTTAATTCGGGAATTTATTTAAACAAAAACGAGTTAATTATTTAAATGTTAAATTAGGGTATCATGTTTTTAAAGCGGATGCCCCTTAAATGTGTTAAGTATGGCAGATGATATTAAGGAAAATGCGATGAGTGGTGGAACACCTACAAGATTACGTGGACTGGCGGCAAATGGTAACAGTATATCACCAACATTAGAAGAGGTAATGAATGCAATAGGAATATACACCTATGGATTTGTATTAAACGAAGGCGAAGAAAAAGACCTTGGTAGAATGGGAAATGGGATATACGCAGTTATGACGACTACCAGAGGAAACGCTGCTATTTATATATGTGGTTCTTCCAGTCAATGTTTTGTATCAGATGGAGAATCGAATATTTTTTGCGACTATACAGATGGTACTAAGAGTATCGTATTCGGACGAAAGGAAACAAATGGGAACTTATTCATTAAAAACAATTTATCTTATGGACATAATATGGTTATAAAGAGAATAGTAATTTAATTATTTAAAATAATTACTTAATCAGAGGCCTTTGTTCAACCTCTTGCTTCTTTGCCTTATCTCTTGCCCCTTAAATGTAAGAATATGGCAGAGAAGCAGGATATAGCAATGAACCAATTTCCGGTAGTCACTGACCTATCGTATGTGTATGGTGAGAAAAGCAACAACCAGAATAAGATTGCTGTGGAAGATTTGGCGAAACAAATGGGTATATATACAAAAAAATGGGATTCCAATAAAGGGGATTTGTTGGAAATAAACGCTCCGTATTCTATATTCATTATAGGAGAATCTGTCATTGGAGGGCATATAATGGGAGTGTTTGCCAACAATATTACAGTCTTGAGCAAAGCAAGACAGTTTTCCGAAACAAAAGATCAAGAAGGAACAATTAATATTTATAGGAAAGACGAACATAGTATAATTGTACAGAATAATATAGAAAAAATGAATATAAGAATATTATTCTTGTCTTCATATTAAGCTTATATGTCATAGATATTCTTTGCTGGATTATTCTTAATAGAGGACTAATTAGTATTACCCGTTCCGGCCATCTCGGTCAGAACGGGCATAACCTAAAACATTATTTGTCATGTACATTATATCTTTGAGATGAAAGTAAAATGAGCAAGAGATAAGGCAAAGAAGCGAAAGGGTAAATAAAGCGTTCTGATTAAGTAAATGTTATAGACTTCCAATCTCCCCAACTAACACCTATACTTGGAGATTTCCTTTGTTTTATACCATCACCATATAAATATAACTGAATAATATAGTTAGAAGCTTTAAATACCACCAAAATACCATATCCTGCGTAAGGAATATTAGGAATTGCGCTACTATTAACTGTATAGTAGCCAGCATCAAGAGAATTATTTGCATCTTGAACTATACCTCTATATTGAAACAGTGCACTCAACAAATTACCGGGAGCGATAAGTACACTATCCTTGCCCTTTAGTCCTCTCAGATAATCCACTGTATTGGTTATAGTCATCTGATCTTCTTGAATATCTTGCTTATCTGCCATATTCTTACATTTAATGGGCAAGAGATACAACAGCATAAAGGTTATGCAATTCCCAAAGTTTTATTAAGTAAAAGATATAGAGCGCCAATTAATCCAAATATCGCTTTCTTTATTATATACTCTAAATTTCAAAGAGTCTCCAGTATATGAGACTTTAATTTGGAAATAATATCCCATTGCTTCAATAGATAGGAATAGGCCATTAATTCCTGAGCCGTCTTCGGTAGATATAGCATATCCGCAACTTGTTCCAACATTTTTCAAATCATTGCTTGATAAATATCCTACATTCCTCATCGTTTTCAATAATAACGTGGATAATAGTATAAGTCCGCTATTTCCTTCTGAATCCAAACACCGAATTTTCTGAGGATTCGTCATTTCCGTCATTTGGTCTTCCCTAATATCTTGCTTCTCTGCCATACTTTGCATATTTAAGGGGCAAAGGATATGGCAAAAAGTACAGAGTAAAAAAGCAATGAACTATTCAGTAAAAGATATTTTCTTCCATGTCAGTTGAACCTCTTCTCCTACCGGTATAGATGAAGCTGGTGCTGTACCAACATTTATCCCGTTAAAGCTAAACTCATAGACATATTTTGTAATATTTGCACTAGAGGTTGATAACCATTTATCTCCCTTTACGTTTTTAACGCCATGTAAAATGCAAACATTTCCAGTGCTATATCTACTTCCGATTGCTGATATTATTCCATTGACATATTTCCCAGAAATCCACAGACTACCATTTGTGGCTTCATCATCACCAAGAGTCAAGATAGTAAATGCTGCACTTAGTAAGTTGATTAAATCCGTTTTCTTAATCTTCCCCTGGCTATTCCCTTTCTCCACATACACATAGTCTGCATCAGTCACTATCTGGAACTGGTTCATCTTTATATCTTGTTCTGCCATATTCTTACATTTAAGGGGCATCACCTATACATCACTTCCACCCCCATTCTTTTCAAGTGTGCATCCAATGTTTTTATATTACAATTAAAGTATCGGGAGATAAAGACCTTGCTTTTCCCTTGCTTTAGCAATTTTATGATTTCTTTTTCGTGGGGGAAAAGCAAATGATGATGGTGCCGAATAGACTTGAGCTTCTCCTTGTTCTCCTCAAGTATGGCAGGCTTGTCTACATCAACAACAATGCCTTTTTCTCGAAGTGTGTCAGCTTCCATCAATCGGTGGCGATATTGGTAAGCGGCTGCTTGGTATTCAACGTGTGGCGCTCGGTCGGTTTGGATTCTTTTCTTGATGATGACTTTTCGCTTCTTTCTTTTTTGAGGAACGATTCTTTTTTCTGTGGGGATGTCCTTGGGCTTTCGTGGACGCGGAGTATAGTTCCTAACTATCAGTCCTTCTCTTTCGAGATGTTTGTCAAGCGTGCTGTACTGGCACTTGACTTTCCGGCAGATGGCTGCTTTGCTGTATCCGTATTCGACCATGGTGCGTATAAGGTCCTTGTGTCTGTCGAGCTTGTGCCGGGAGTTTGTCCCTCCGGTTTTCCTTCCGAGTTTCATTCCAAGCGATTTTTTCCTTGCAAGCGCTTCTTTCGTGCGTTGTGAGATAAGGCTGCGTTCTATTTCACTCGCCAACGAGAACGCAAATGCAATTACGTGGCTCTGTAGATTATCGCAAAGTTCAAAGCCTTCCTTCACGGTGATTACTCGAATTTTCTTTTTCATCAGGTTGTCGAGAATGGACATAACCTCCAGCAACCGCCTGCCCAGTCTGGATATTTCCGAGGCTATAAGGTATCGTCCTTCTTCATCTTCTTTAGCAGTGTCCCGAGCTTTCTCTTGTCCACATCTTTCATCCCGCTTATCGTCTCCTCGATGTATTGGTCTACATCTATCTGTCTTTTCCTGCAATAATTCTCTATCTCGAACCGCTGGTTTTCTACTGTCTGCTTGTCTGTGCTTACCCTAATGTATGCGTAAATCATTTTTGTTATAAAGATAATGATTTTCCAGAAATATTAGTATATTTGCAGTACCCGTATGAAGATGTACGGCACCGTAACTATGCACTTGGAATATCCGACATATATCAAAGCCTCTGAGCTGATGTTTTTGCATCCGGCTCGGGGGCTTTTGTCGTTTTTGACAGACAAAATTTTGGTTAGTTTGAAAAGTTAACATTAAAGTAGGTAATATGACAGATTTAGTTTTTAAAGGTCAGAATGGCCAAGTTTTAACCAATAGCCTTTTGGTGGCTGAGAAGTTCGGGAAAAGACATGCCGATGTAGTGAGAGCTATTGAAAATTCACTCACAAAAGGTAGTGAATCAACCAACGCAAAATTGCGTTCGTCCTTTGTATTAAGCAGTTATATAGATAATAAAGGAGAGGAACGCCCCATGTATATAATGGATAGAGATGGTTTCTCCGTTATAGCAATGGGATTCACTGGAGATAAGGCCATGGATTTCAAAGTAGATTTTATTTCCGCATTTAATGCAATGGAGAAGAAGCTAAAAGAATTGTCCGCACCTCAGACTTATGCAGAAGCATTGCGAAGGATTGCGGATGAAGTGGAGGAGAAAGAAAGAACAAAGGCTCTTCTTGAACAGAAGACCGAGCAGCTTGATGAATCCAAGGAGTGGTACAGTATCAAGCGTTGGGCGAAGGAGCATAACATGAATTGGCGCTCCATCAACTGGCGAAAGATGAAAGCTTTGTCTTATGGGCTGGGCTACGAGATAAAGAAGATATTTGATGCCAACTACGGACGGGTGAATATCTATCATGCTAATGTGTTTAAAACCTACTTCCAATGAAAGATGTGATTTACAATTTTATCAACGAGCACATGATGACTCATATTGTACTGATTGCTTTGTGCATTGCGGCAACTATCGGTGCAATGTTCGTTGATTTGGTTTCCGGAGTGATGAAGGCCCGTCAGAGGGGAGAGGCAAGGACTTCCACGGGATATAAGAAGACCGCCACCAAAGCGAGGAAGTATTTTACCCCGTTCATTGAATTGTGCTTTATCGACCTGCTCTGCTGTGTGGTTATCCCTTTCCCGGTTTTCTCGATGCTGTGGACTGGCTACTGTATCTTCTGTGAGTTCGTATCGGTAAGGGAGAAGTCATGGGAGAAAGCGGAGCTGCGGAAAGCTGAGAAGACGATGAGTGTAATCATCGAGAACAAGGATGATATTGCCAAAATCATGGCTCAGGTATTGTTTGACAATAGAAAGGAAAGGAGGAAAGAAATGAGTTTACCAAGAGGTTGAGAAACAATAATCCAGGAAATATCCGTAACAGTTCTACCGTATGGGTCGGAGAGATAACACCGAGTAAAGACAAGTCGTTCAAGCAGTTCAAGTCAATGGCATACGGTTATCGTGCCTTGATAAAGCTTTTGCAGAACTACCGTAAACTGCACAACTGTAGAACTATCAGTGATTTCATTAATCGTTGGGCACCGCCTTGCGAGAATAATACTTCCGGTTATATCAATCGTGTATGCAGTGAGATGCAGGTGCCTAACACTTATATACCGGATATTGAGGATAAGGCTACGATGTGTGCTTTTGCAGCCGCTATTTCGCAGGTAGAGAACGGTGTTCCGGCTGTAATGTCTGATGTGGGAAACGGGTGGAACTTATTGTAAACGGCAATGTACTTCACAGCGGAAAGCCGTCGCACATACAAACAGTTTATCATTAAACAGAATAGCTATGAAAAGGTTCATTGAGAAATCGGATTGGCCGGAATTTTGGAGATTATTGTTTTGGCTTGCCGTCGGCTTGTCCGCTATGCTGTGGAGCATATTGCTTTCATCGTGTGGAAACATAAGATATGTCCCGGTGGAAACATTGCGTACTGACAGCGTGTACAATACAGTTTACCAGCGTGACAGCATCTATATGCGTGACAGCGTATATATACTTGATAAGGGGGATACCGTCTATCAATTCAGGTATAAGTATCTGTTTGTGGATAAAGTCAAGCATGACACTCTCTATATAGAGAGGACAGACAGCGTCCAGATACCTTATCCGGTTGAGAAGGAGTTGACCCGATGGCAGTCCTTCAAGCAGGAAGTGGGAGGTTTTGCTATTGCCACCATAGTAGTGGTGCTACTGATAGTTTTTGGGAAAATGGTTTATAAACTTAAGAAAGGAGGCTGACATGACTTAGCGTTATCATCCGGGCGAGTAGAAGCGCCCATAGGAAAACTTATCGTAAAATGCGCTCTTTTCGGGGCTTAGAGTAAAAAGAAAGCCCCCAACGCTCAAATAATTATTGCCACATAAAAATTTGAAAAAGCATAAGATACCGCACGTTGGAGGCTTAATATCTTCAACACGGTATCTTGTGCTTTGTTCATGTATATATCAAGTTTTATGTGGCAGGGCAAAGATACGGATAAAAATCTGAAAAATCATGTGCAAGTCAGAAATCTTTGCCGAAACAATCAATCTCGTATCGCAAGAAACCGAAATTCCGGCAGAACGTATCTTGTCTCCGGACAAGGATGCGGAAACGGTGGATGCCCGTTATCTCCTTGTATCCCTCCTTGCCGATAGGGGCATGTACCCTTCACAGATAGCGGCTCATATCCACAAGACCAAACGTGCGGTGAACTACATGATTTCCAATTTCCATGAGCGCATGAAGGTGGGAAAATGTTGAGAATATATTGGGAAAACATTAGGAAATCGTTGGGAAACAATTGATTTACATACCGGTATTAAGTATATACTTTTGTGATGCGGTTGATATTGACCGTAATAACAAAAGTATAAATCTCTATGGAAAGAACGTACGTTTTTAACCAGGACGGTGGAGCAGGTTCAGGCAACGGGCTGCTTGCATCCATTCTCCCCTCCCTGCAGAACAGAGGAATCGACACCGGCTATCTGATGGGCCTCATGGGAGGCAACGGCAACGGTGGCTTCTTCGGTAATAATGGTGGCTTCCAGGACATCATTGCGCTTATTGTGATTGCAGCCATTTTCGGCAACGGGAACTTCGGGTTCGGAGGCAACAACAACCAGGGAGCCAATGAAGGCCGGGAAATGATTATGCAGACGCTTAATCGTAATGGCGTAGACATCGCATCACTTGCCCAGTCACTGAACACTTCCTCAGACCAGATTCTTGCCGGAATCAATTCTGTATCACAAGCTATCTGTGGCCTCGGCAACCAGATGGGACAGAACACCAACAGCATCATTACAGCAATCATGCAAGGCAACAACGCTTTGACATCTCAAATCTGTAGCTGTTGCTGCGACATGAAACAGCTTGTAACCACACAAGGCTACGAGAGCAAGTTAGCTCTGTGCGACCAAACCCATACTTTGGTTAATGTGGCTAATCAGAACGCTCTGTCCTTGCGTGACGGTGCGACGGCCAACACCCAGGCTATCATCGCCAAACTGGATGCCATTCAGAACCAGGCATTGCAGGACAAGATTACTGCTCTTACTGCGGAAAAAGCCACTTTAACCGCCGAAATCTCCCAACGCAACCAGAATGCCACCATCCTGAATGCTGTAGGCCAGCAGATTGCTCCTTTGGCTGCCGGATTGCAGGCATTACAAAGCGATGTTGATGGAATCAAATGCAAGCTTCCAAATACTGTGAGTGTTCAATACCCCAATTTAACCGCTATTAATACAGATTGTTTCCGTGCAGCCGCCTACGGTGCATATATGGGTGACGCTGTATACGGACGTAGTGGATGTGGTTGCAATAACTACTGGGGTTAATCCCGGTGAGAAAGGAGGTAATCATGTGGCCTAACTTTTTTACTGGATTCCCTTTCCAGTTCCCCTCCTCGGAAGAGTGAACTACAACACTCTCCCTACGGTGGCTGTAACGGTCGGCACAGAGAATGTCACTTTGGAATTGCCCAATCATGCGTTCCGTAACCGGGACTATGTGGGCGGTTTCTATGTCAGTCTCCGTCAGGCGATACCTGCAGGAACGACGGCTACTCTGCCGATACTTATAGGGACCAACGGGGACACGAGACCGTTGCTGGCTTACAACAATGAGCCGGTGACTGTCGGAAACCTTGCCGGGACCGGTATCTACGAAATCCACTATAACAAGTACACCAATGAGCTGTTCCTTGTCAATGGTGGGTATCGTCCGACAACGACAACGGCTCCGACAGCTGAAACAATCGCTCAGAAGAGCAAGTAGTTAACATGGGGTTTTGTGGCTGTCCGGGAAAGCCGGATAGCCGCACACTCCTTTAAAATCAAACCAATATGTTTCAAAATCTACGAGTTAACAGTACATTATATCTTCTTCACAGAGGGGCAAATCCAAGTTTGGAATGCGGGCAAGTCGTTAATGTAAGCCCTATAAAAACTATATATAAGACTGTTCCAACATGCCTTATCCACAGCCGGTCCAGGTTATTGATTTTGTCGTGAATATAAACGGGCAGAATGTTAATTTGCAGGAGATACCGGCTAATGCCAATATTGCCGATGATGTTAAAACGGGGATGCTGATTACTGGTTCAAGAGACGAGATGAACACCGAGGTCCTTACTATGAAACAGAAGAGTGAGGATGTCCTAAAAAGCGTGGAATATCATCAGAACTTTCTTAGGGTATGTGACCAGATGCTTGCCATGCTTAACCCTGAATTTGCAGCCAAGCAACAGCAGGAGCAAGAAATATCCGCATTGAAAGGGCAAATGTCCAATATGGATAAGAACATGCAGGAGATGAGCAGGAATATGGCTGACCTCATTGCGCAAAACCAGAAGTTAATGGAACAGCTCGGAGTGGGCGAAACATCCAAAACAAAGAAATGATATGGGAATGTGGAGAATATTAGACGAATGGCGTGACGATTACGAACGCAGCTTCGGAATGAGAGACGATGATGTGGAGGAAGCTTACAAGGAAGGATGCCGCCACGGTTACGAGAAAGCCATGCGCAAGATGCAGGGCGGTGAAATGGGCTACCGTAATGACGGCGGCTCCCGTAGCGGAGGTTATAGCGGCTCTGATATGGCGAACGCCGCATGCCGGGGTATTTCCCGGAATATCCTATGTACGGTGAGCGTCATGGAATGCCGCCCTACGGTGACGAAATGGGCGAACGCAGACGCAGACGCGCCAACGGTGAGTTTTATTGATAATGGAGGGGTGGAATGCCCCTCTTTTTCTAAATCTGAATAATTATGGGACAAAGACTGGATATTTACGATAGATTTCCCTCCGGCATGGAGGCATACCTCTCGCAGTATGGATGGCATTTCAGCAAGAAGATGTGCGACTGGGCTGTATCCTGCATGAAGGTGGAGAATAAAAGTACCGGCAAGAAGGAAAGGATTGAGCCAATCAGCAAGGAACAGTTGGATGAGCTTCTGAAAAAATATAATATCAAGCTGGATAAGGATGCCGGGTACGACAGCTTGTACGTGGCAAATATGGCGAAAGCAGACTATTACAAGAGTTCGATTGCCGATGAAGCGCATTTGGCGCTGTTTATAAAGGACTACATGGATGACCCGGACGGATACGATGGTCTTCCGTTTACCCGTTTTTATGCAGACTGCATAGGTTCCGGAAATCCTATAATGTGGTCGGAGATGATGTAGCCTATGATAGTCCAGGACTTTTATATACCGGAATATGACTGGGAAGTAAGAGTGTATTATGCAGTTGACTGCTACTACACCGGCAGAATCATGGCAGACCTGCGCCGTGTCGGTTGCAGGGGAGCAGACCTGATGGACGCTTTCAGGAACATGCGCTCCTGCAATCTGAATACCGGCATTACCTACTCCAATACAAGGGACAGACAGACCGTCATGGTGATAGCACTCACTTCCTCACCGGGCGAGTTCCAGAATTCATGGGACCATGAGAAGGACATCTCTGCCGTCACATATCCAAGGCTTTTGGGATTGACCCATACGGTGAGGAGGCGCAGTACCTTTCCGGCGAGGTTGGGCAGAAGATGTTCCCGATAGCGAAGAGGTTCTTGTGTGAGCATTGCAGGAAGGGGCTGGCGAAATGGTGACTGTTCCATTTTCTGCAGCACTTACATTTTGAAAGGACAGTATCAATTCCTTCCAATTATTACCATACTATAAATAATGCTAATGAGAAGCGATGATTTGGACATATTGATTTCGCAGGCCGACGACCGTTACTATTCGGATTTCTGCCGTCTTCTGCTTGTCATGCTATGGAACGCATAGAGCGCGTCCTTGACTGGCTGGTGCCTGTCGCTGTAATAGTGAGGGTAATATTGTTGTGTCTGTATGCGTGAACTTGATAGGTCCTTGAACTAATCTACCCTTTGTCTCTCAAACCGTACTTCCTTATGTAAGTGCTTATGGTGGATGCCGCCACGCCCATCTCATAGGCAATGTCCTTGGACTTCATCCCGTCGTTTACCATCCTCCGCAGCTTGTCCATGTCCACAAGTCTTGATACGTGTCCCTTCACTTCGACAGCAGGGGCAAGGCCCAACGTCTTGCGCTTTTTTGCGGCATATTCGGGGGTGCATTTGTCTTTGGTCACGTATATTACGGTACGGTGGTCTATGCGTAAGGGATACAGCTTCTTTTCCACCTCTTTGTGCATCTCTGCGAGTAGTTCCGCGTCCCCGTTTACCGTTGTGTCAATCTTCTTGTATTTGTCATCAATAGGGGCATGGAGCTTTTTCAGTCTGTCTACTTTTCTCATGGCTTATCTTCATTAGAATAAACTAAATTCTGTACTTCTTCTTCCCAGACGTCTCCCTCATTCCCTTCAAAGTCAAGATATACCGTATCTTTAGGGCTTGGATTGTTGAAACTGGAAAGCAGCCCTACTACCTGCATGGGGATGGAAAGTCTCTCTCCTTGTGGTGACGGCAGTTTTATTCTCACCCGGTCACCGATTTTTAATTCTGTTATAAGCATGGCTTCAGTATTTTAATCGCTTGTTCGACATCATTTTCAGATAATCCTAAATAGGTGTCAGTCTTGATAAAGTGCTCTGCTTGTTCAAGAAGCATATCGCTATCATCGTCAAGTATCACGTAATTGAAATCAACCCCAAGCTCTTTGTGATTCCAGTCTTTACCGTTGTCAGAGTGAATATGGGTGTCAATCCATTGTTTTATCTCAACTCCACGGGGAATACCAAGATGAATACCTTGCATAACGTAGGCATACGCTCTTATCGTAACCCCTATAATCCTATCTGCGTATGGAAACGGGAATGGTACTAAGGGCCTTACGGTTGTCAGTTCTTCCTTTGTATCTTCTACCGTATTTCTCCTCCACGATGAAGATATGACAATTTTCGCATCTGTCGCATCTATAATCTTCCCAAGTAAATCACACGCATCCTTATCAAGTGCATAATGCGACTTTTGCGTGGAAATCACTCCGTCTATATCAAGAAATATAATTTTCATGCTCAATATATTATACTAAACTTGTGATACCATTTGTCCGCGTGGCTGAACCATCCAATCATGAACGGTTTGCCGAAGAGGGTTACTTTGTATAGTTTACTCATGAATAATTCGGCTTTTTCTCCGGATTCTGGCTATGATTACTAAAACGTCCCTGCCAGCATTCATGAGGAACACGTTGCATGAAGGTATGGCGCATACCCAAATCCTCCCATTCCTCGCAATACTTCTCCAATATAGTCGACATCTCGTCAAGCATACGGACATAGGCTTTATTGGCTTCAAGACCACGCTCTATAATCGGAATTGCTCTCTTCCATTCTTCATCCGTAAGCAGATTGAGGGACAAGGAAACACGGACAGCGGCTATAATTTCATCTGTAGTCCAAAATTCGTTACCGTCCTTGACGAAATGATTGACTATTTCGTAGTCAAAGTCTTTTTTCAGCCTGCTCTTGAATGCCGCAATGTTATGCTCTATGAAGCCAGAACTGTATGTTGTGTAGATAAGCCTTCGTTCGTAATATTCTGTTTCCGGGTAGTCTTCAAGCCTTTTCCCTAATAATATTATCTCCATTGTCATTCCTTTTCAACAACTCAACGTTTCTTTATGTAATCAACTAATTGAGAACCTAAGTCATGAAATCGACAAAGCCCACTAAACACAAGGCTTGCACTCATTCCGCTGTGACCTTGGTCTATGAACATTTGTAAGCAGTTCTTAAAACGCTCTTCTTTAGGCTTATCTGTATTGAGTTCGAATATAAGTTTCAACCAGCAATCGAGTTCAAACCCTTTATAGAGGTCGTTCAATCGTATAGGAACAATCTTATCCCAATATTCAAGATGTTTATCCGGAATAATGCCACGTGCTCTTTTCCGGTATTCTATTACCAGTTGCGGAATTTTGGCATGAAACTCAGCTTCCTTTCGCAGGTATTCGTTATGTTTATCCTGCAAATCTTTGTCGAACTTAGTCTTCGTCTTTCTCGTGACCTTCAAATACATTTCATCAAGTGTTTCACTTGAATACAGCTCTTTATCATTAAATTTACAGAAACAATCTTCTCCTGTTTCTTGCTTTATATTTCTTCAACTGTTCGTATGCGTAGTCAATGTTTACACCTGGATAAATTTCTATTTCTTTCATAAATTCACAGTTTACTATTCTTTAATTTGTTATACTCATCCTCAATACATTTATTGATTTTAGCGGCTTCCTCGTATCGTTCCTCCTCAATCAGCTTACTTTTCAGCCATTGAAGCTGATTCATATAAATAACATCATCACGGTCTGAAACCCTACGGGTGTATTCCCTTATCTCATTCAGCTTGTCCTCCATGCGCCTATGCCATCTGCTTACCATGATTAGGATAAATCCTAATGCAATGGCATTGAATAAAGAGATGGATATTTTAATTATCAGTTCTACAGTTTCCATAATCATATAAGTTTTAATACTTCTCAAAATTTGGGATTTGTAAATAGAACGAGTTTCGAGACATGGGAAACCAGCATCTTTGCTCCTCATTGCACGTATTCCAATTATCTTCTCCAAATTCATCATTTAATGCTTCCACTATCTTGTAAGCTATATCTTTTACAAAACAAGTATTAAGCACCTTCTTGCCTTTAATGACGATTGTAGGTGTATAGAGTGAGATTTTATATTCACCGCCATTAACTATCGACCAGTCACCTTGTGCTACTGTAATATGCGGATTAGTTTCATTCTTATACTCTTGCGTTATGCTTAGATAACAATTGAAATAATTAGAAAGTAAATCTGATTTATAAACTTTTTATTCCCGTTGCTTTTTCTAGAAGCTTTCTAAGTCTATAAGCATCATTTACAATAGGAGTCATTTTCATATAAGTTTTAACGCTTCTTGTATTCCGGCTTTAAGCGCTTCCTCGTAGGTATCCCACAGACCGCCATCATTAGGCCCCCTGGAATCATCATCTTCCTGCCACGTTCCGTTATCGGCTTTCACTATAGCATAGCCGTACCCTACGGCACTTCGGTATATTTCAATATGTAAGTTCTTGGTTTCACGCAGCCACTTTTGGGCGATATACAATGTTGGACACAAAAATTCAACTGGTTCGTCATCTATTTCCGTACAACACGACATACTTTGCGGAAGGTCATATTTTGTAATAACCTTATTGCAGCCTATTATGTGTTCACACTTCCAATCAAATCCTTTCTCTTTTAGCACCTTCGCTGTCTCTAATGTTACAAGTTCTTCTGTCATGGTTATTGCTTTTTCAAATTAACAATCTTGGTTTCGTAATTACCAATTCCCTTTATGCTGGTGCAGATAACTACTATACTATCATTGAGGTAAGTCATGCTTCCCTCTCTCGTGTAGTGCGTTATTGGATATTCTTCAGTGTTTTTACAGCCGAACAGTGTAGCTATAACCAAAATAGTAATTATTTTCTTCATACTTCTTAAAATAATAATGAGACGTACACAGAGGAGGAAACTTGATGGCTGCCGTACAACCATTAATCTCTTGCCAGAAGTGTTCCTCCTCTATTTTACCCATGAGGACCATAACAAACCATCAATATCCCTGCGTACATAGAAAGGCGGTCCGTAAGGGTCACACACAGCCAATATCTGTACATGGCTGTTTTTATTGTAGGACACAACTTTCATCTTGGAGGAATCGAACAAATCCCCCTCTATTTTCTTTCCCGGACTGATGTTGAACGAGTAACTAAAGTCCTTATGCACATTCAGGGTCTTCCACGGGTATTCCGGGAAATCTATTATTCTCAGGTCCATTCTCACTCCTCTGTTTTCAGTTCAATCTTTTCTGCCCGTCCCCACCATGAGCGTTTGTTGTGCTCTTTAATCAAGTTTTCCAGCAGGTAGCGCTTGTATCCTTCATCAGAAGCTTTTCTGCGTTCTTCATAAACCTTTTCTTGCAGGGAATTGGCCTTGTTTTCCAACCTGGTAATTTCTTCGACAAGCTTCTTGACATACTTATCCTTCAAGGAATAGATAGCCCGTGTTTTTCTGGAAAAACTGGATCCTTCTTGTACATCAGTAAATTCAGCCAGCGTATTCCCGTCACCCAACGCTACGACAAGCTTGGTAAGGCTTTCCGCGCTTATCTCATAACGCTCTTTTATACTGAAGGAATCAGGCAGTTTCCCGTTCCTGATTTCTATTCCGTCCACATCGAATATAAGGTCCTTGCCGTCAAAGACCACCTCTTTCTTGTTCTGTTCCATGATACTAATCTTTATTTATGACGTCATTTATATTCCACTCTATTTGAGGAACTTGAATCTTTTGGGAGAATAGTTCCTGCAATTCCTTTACAGTAGCCTTGTGTGCTTGTGCTACGTCTGTCCCACAATACCACCGGTCATGATTGCAAAGAATAAAATCCCCTTTGTATTGGTAGCATCCGACCGCTTCCCATATGTTGTCATGGTCCAATACGAACCATTGGTTCTTGTCTGTATCATCCCTCAATGCAGCAATGGCGAGAAACAAAGGTTCGTTGGTTCCGCAATGAATATACCCGTTACATTGTTCGGGAGAATAAGGCTCGTCAATCCCGAACATCTCGTCATTATCAGTCGCTAAAAAGGCATCGTTTATATAAGCTTCATTACCTACCTTATATCCTAATTCTCCCAGTTTCTTCCGAAGCTCCGGTGTATTTTTGAGTATAAATGCTGGCGTTGTAAACCCCATAGTTAATTATTTGTTTCTAATCTTTATTATTACTATCTTTGCAGTGGAGTTCTAAATAAATAGAACCGTGCGAAAGTTATATTTAAACTCTGGAAAAGATGCTGGCTTTTAGTCTGCATCTTTTATCTTTTTGAACCGATTGCAGCAATGTGAGATAGGATAACTGTTTCTATACAACCTACAATAAATCACTGCCATACCTCCGTTATCCAAAGATACTTTTCCGTATAGGCATGAAGCACAATTATTCTTCATAGTTATTCTCCTTTCAACTTCTTTATCAGTGCATCAGCATAATTGATTGATTCAATAGATACTATCTCAATCACATCTATATTTCTATTAGATGATTCATCCAGACATACACCTAAATTTTTCATCCAGAAACTGTTTGAAGTCAAAGCTTGCATGGCAACTTTAGCCAGTTCATAACGTCTTTGTTCCCAATCAATTGATGGTGTATAATCTATTATATCAACAAAACGGGCATCAATCGTCATTTGTACTCCTGACGGTATTACACACATATAATAAGTCTCGCATCCGTAGCAAACATCTACGATTTCGACTTCTGTTCCAGCAGCAAGATTTTCTGTTTTAGAAATTACAACTTCGGTGTTAGTTTTTCCTTTCATTTCTTTGTCTCCTTCTTTATCTTTTCATAGCACTCTTTACAAAAAACAAACACCTTTCCGTTATTGATTTTAACTTTAAAACCATCTCTCCTTAAATCAGTGCAAGTAGGTTTTAATTCTGCATAGTGATTTAAACCATTTCCGCACAAATCACACGAAACTTCATACCGTTTCTTTATCATTTTCAATCTCCTTTCTCCTTAATCCGTTCCAGTACATCCTTGTTTACTTCGAGTATCTCGTCGAATGAGGGGATAGGTCTCCAATGAGTAACATATCCAGTATTGATGTAGGGGTATATCCATTTATTCACTTCTCGCATTGCCATTTCATCAATACTACCATCAACAAGTTTCACTTGACACATGCCTTTTGCTTGTTTGTTTGGTATTGCATCCTCTACGCTTATCCACGGTGATTGCTTTGCCTGCCATTCGACACCTTTTCTGAACATGTTTAGCATTGCTTGTTGCTGATATGCAAACTCACCTTTAACCACTATTGCATAGCTTGACATAAGCTCTTGCCATGCAGCTTCTTCTACCGTCTGTTTCATGTTCTATTAGTTCAATTATTTATTAATAACCACCGCCATCGTACTTATAGATGTCCCACTTCCCTTGAATTCTCCGGCACCTATCTCAAAAACTTCGCCATGTACCTCTTCCAGCCACTTGCGAAAGTCTACACATTTTTTTTCCGATGAGAATTTCCAATGTTGGCTGGTTATTGCTGCAAGCGTGCCGCCTTCTTCTAAACTTTCATACATAAGTCTGACATGCTCTATGTCCTGATTGTTTGAGAAAGGCGGGTTGGCAATAATCTTAGTATAACGTCCTACGCTATCTTTCGTGAAATCTTCATCAAGCAGTATCACATTATCCAACGAATGCAAAAACTCTCTGTTTTCCGGCATCAGTTCATAGCATGCTACTGCTACAGAAGGACAAGCCCGGTGGATTGCTTTTATAAGCGCGCCACGCCCGGCACTCGGCTCCAGTACCGTATCATCTCATGTATTCCTCCGGCAAGCATAACCAGCCAGTCTGCCACCTCAGCCGGGGTCTCAAAGAACTGGTAATCCTGTTGGAGGTTACACCGCTTACCCTCTTTCAGTATAGAAAACACACGTTCCGGATTAAATGAGAAAATAAAACCTTGCACCTTTCCACCTTGCCAGGAACCGCCGGCTTCCTCAATCCACTTCTTGGCCTCGGCATAAGACTTTTTATTAAATTGTACTTTCGGAAGTTTGAGTACGTTAGCCTCAAGTGTACAATGATTCAGTATATCTTCCACATTCCATTTCTTACCTTCATCAGCCTGTTTTTTCTTTTCGTCCGTTGGAGCATCCGGAGCTAACAGTGAAGATATTTTTTGAACAACCGTATTGCTCGCGTCCATGAAGGCATTGACGCAGGATAGTGCTTCCATGAGAAATTTTGTATCAACATGCCCGGTGGCATCATAGATGTCTATCCCTTCGGTCATAGATGATAATTCATTGAGCTGCGATACACTACCATGTAACGTTTCGATTAAAATCTCTTTTTTGTTCGTCATAACTCTTTTGTAAATAAATTCTTGTTGTGTCTACACTACCATGGCCGAGAAGGTCGGCCAGTTGAATGACATCCTTATTTTTCTTCAGGAACATTTTGGCAAAGAAATGCCGGAAAGCGTGCGCGTGCATCTTCCTTGAATCAATACCGCAATGTTTTCCCCATGCTTTCAAGTGATGAGAAAAGCCCCGTTGTGTAAACGGTCCAAATTTCCCCACGGCAAACACCCCCGTTTTCCCATGCTCCTTAGCATAAGCCTTAGCTTCCTGCTGCAATTGCTTTTGGAAGAAAAAACGTCTGTACTTGTTCCCTTTACCTTTCAATGTAACCTCACCGCTAATTATATCCTCCCATGTAAACTGTTGAAATTCCGACAGACGGGCGCCCGTTGTTCCCAAAACCTTAATGAAGAAATAGTAATCCTTGTTGTTTTTGCCTTGAGATATTCCAACAGCCGGTTGTATTCATCTTCGGTAGGTACATTGTTTACATCCAGTTTACGCTTTATTTTGGGACGCTTCAGCTCAATAGGCTTTTTCAACCATTTAGAAAATTTCTCGATTGCCGTAATCCGCAAACGGATGGTAGCAGGAGATAATTTTTCTTCTTCAAGACTTTTTATAAACCTCCTGCAATTATCCATATTGACCTCATTGGCATACTCGAAATATCTCTTCATCGATGTGTAATATATATCAACTGTATGAGATGAGTAATCATTGTTGTCGGTCAGCCATATAATGAAATCATGAAGTTGTTTCTTGTTCTTCTCCGAAATGGCATCAAGCTTTTCCAATGGCTTTACCGTCTTTTCCCTGCGACCATATCCGATTTTAAGATAAGACAACAAATCACAAATGGCCGAACACATTAATGAATGACGCACCATGACATCAGCGTTTTCACGCTTATAAGCCAGATAACCACGGCGGTTCACTTCCTTGGTCACCTCTAAAAAATCCGTGACATGCTTGATATATTTCCCGACAGTATCATAAGTCCTTCCGGTCGTGTATATGTAAGAAAATATAATTCAGTTAATATTCTTCTGTCTGTCACTATTCATGGTTATTTTATTTCTTTTT